CTTTGAGTACCTCAAAGACTGACCGTATGGCATTCGCCTGTATGGTCTTGAGATGCATCCTTAGCGAGACGTGTCCGTACATCCTTATCTCGTGTTAATTTCACTAATAGAATCATTAACTTTTCTATTAATTTTGTTGTTGAGTTCAGGGGTGAGCACTGGCTGCAGTGGCACGCCGTACATGCTGATGTCGAAAAAATCGCCAGGCTCTTCTGACTCGTCCAGGTTGGTGATGGAAAACCCGTCGTTGCTGAACGAGGCAATTTCCATAGGCACCATAGACTCGAGCCAAGTGCGCACCTCGCTGCCTACATACATCTTACCCTCGTTGGTGACGAGCGTCGGCACGCGAGTGATGCGCTGGGACGGGATGCCGTTGACGGACACGTTATGGAACCGAAGAATCTGCAGAAGTTCAGGCTGGGTCTTGATATAGCTGAGAGTCTCGACACAAAAGTTGCACTTGTCGCTGTAGACAAGGAGTGCCATTACTATTACTAATTCTTTTGTGAAAATTTTTTTGACGCGTGATAATAATGGACAGAGTTGTCATCATGCTGCTTGCGGCATCCCTCCTGTTTCTGGTGGTCAAAGACAAGTCGAACAGAGTCCAGGAGCCATATGAAAATGCCCCTGTACCAGTAGACCGTGATGTCATATCCATGATTATTGGCGCTGTCCAGGAGAAACAGCCAGGGTGGGTCCCAGTCGATACAGTCTATGTCAACCCTGTTGTGAACGAGGACGGCACTTCATTCTTCAACAGTCGCTTCATGTTCTACGACAAGTACAAGTACAGTGGCAGTCAGATTGACGTCAAGTGTGTCATCGAGGGCAGCAAGGCGAGCATTGTCTCCATGACGCCCGTCTCAACCCCTGACCCAAGCTCGACTCTCATGGCGTACAAGGGCCCCATCTACCAGGATTACAACGATATCCGTGGCAACTTTGACCAGCAGCTGAACGACTACCTGGCTATGGCCAAGCGGCCAGCGGGTTTTCAGACTCCTTTTTAAATTAAATAGTACTAGGGATGTTGACAGCCAAGGAGGTGGCTGAGATGGAGCGTACTCGGAAAAATGTACGAAAAGAAACATACCGCGCGATTCTGGAACAGCTTTGCCGTAAGATTCGCGCGGCATCCGTAAAGGGGCAGAGGAGTGCCCGGCTCAGCGTACCGCCATTTGTCTTGGGCTACCCGCCCTTCGATGTGACCCAGGCTGTCACGTACATAACGCGCCAGCTGGAGAATTTGGGCTATCAGGTGTACCGCCAGGGCCTTGTCGACCTCGAGGTGACCTGGTTTGTAAAAACTAAAAAACAAACTGAAATAATTGACCACGGGGATGACATCCTGCCGTCACTCGTCAACCTGCAAAAGACGGCCAACATGATTCGGGGAGTCAACCCAAGGTTGTGAAACCTCAATGGTCTCTCCCTTGGGTTCTGTGTCCAGTTGGCACACTTTTTGGCGCTCGTTGACACTGTCGACCCACTCTCTAAGTACATCATCAGAGATGTCAGGTCCCCAGATGCGTCGGGCTTCCTCAAGGGTCATCTCCTGTATTATGTCGCACCATCTTTAAACCTCAAGGTGGTACGGCTGCTTGCACAGACCCTGGGGCGTCGGGTACAGGCAGTCTGGGGTGGGCACAGGCTGCCACATGTAGCTGGGGCGCTCCTGGCGCTTGCGGCCAATCTGCACGCGGCCTGTCACGTACAGAACGAAAAGTATCACAGCGGCAATGACCGCAATCAGAATCAGTGGGTCCATTTATATATTCAAAGAGAAAAATTGTCCCGAAGGACATAAAGGATTTATTCTATACAAAATTATGAAGTACTACATTATTTATTATACGAAAAATACAGACCGTCGAAAACTACTTGAACAACAAATTCATGGTGACATAGAGTGGATTGAAAAGTATGATAGAGAGGACCCATTCGTTGCCAAAGTGAAAGAAAAGACCAAGTCGCCACTGAATCTACGGGAAATATCATGTTCCCTGAAGCACTTTGAAGCACTGAATAGGATGGTAAAGGGTAACATAAAGGAGGCTATCATTCTCGAAGATGATGTTGTATTTTATCCCGAGTTTGAAACGGCAAAACCATTTCACGCGTGCGGATTCCTTCGCCTCGGTCTTGGCGTCGGTATTCTTCCAAAAAATCAAGTGAATGCACCTCCACGCGGTCACAAAATATATATTTCAAACAATCCAGGAGGTAGTGAGGCACAATGGGTCAGTCTCAATTTCGCCAAATTAGCTGTAGAAAATATCAATTTTGATGCACCTATTGACCTCTATCATTGCGCCTTACTCGCCAGCTACACTGGAGAGAAACTCAGGTGTATGAATTTGTGCTATCAGACATCTCTTTTAGAGGCTGACCGGTCTGATATTTCAGCGTGGACAGGGGACTATGAAGAATATTGTAAAAATTTTCGAAACTTCAAGAGCTGGAACTGGAAGCAGCTGGCTCAGTAACCCCAGTCTGGGAGGTTGTTGGTGCAGCCGTAGATGTGGTGGCAGATTGGTCGGCGGCGCTCTGGCTGGCGACGGGCCAGTAAAAACAGTACGACCAGCAGTGCGGACCCGGCTACGAGCGCGCGATTCATTTACTAAAACAAAATAAAATAAAAAAGTAATGGATGTCTTGGTCGAGGCTGAGCGCAAGTACACAGCCAAGCTCTGTGACGCTATGCTTCCCGTGATGATTGATGCGTTTTGGGAAATATGGCTTGAGGCGAAATTAAAGTCGAAGGGTCGGCGGACTCTGCAAACCTACCAGGAGCTGCTGCGTGAAGTGAAGCACAGCTGGTCCAACACCAAGGTGAAAAAGCACGTCGAGGACATAGTAAAGAACAATTCGCTGTTCCCGAACCTGATGGCGGCCGTCTTTGTCTGCCACGTCAAGATTCTCAGCGCGATTCGCATCGACCCCAAGAGTAAAAAGATTTCTCTAAAACTTCCTGGCAATGATATCTTTGTGCACACAGCCTATATGAATGCAGCCAAGGACATATATGATGACCCGTACGTCATCAGTGATGAGATGCCCGTCTCACAGCGCAACGAGGTGCTGAACAAGCGGTTCACCAAGTGCATCCGGGACGCCATCGATAGCCTCGTGCCGACTGAGGAGATTCTCAAGACGTACATCGTGATGCCCGACGAAACCAACCTGGACATTGACGAGGGGACTGGAGAGGCCGAGGATGACAACGAGGGCCCGCCGCTGTCAGATGACCCACTGGACCCACTCGGTGAGAATCCGGTACCGGAGGGTGCGCCGATGGCGCCAGAAGGGCAGCCAATGCAAGAGGAGCCGGCAGAGGATGGGGAGCTCATGCCGGCCGGTTCTGTCAACCACCCGGCCGAGACGCCCGGTGGGACCAAGACTGTCGCAGTCACACCGTCACTCAACCCACCAACTGTTCACAAAGAAAATTTGTTTGATGATGCTAAGGAATGATTCTGCTGAATATTATCGGAATATTTTTGCTCTTAGGGGCGCTCCGGTGGGTTCAGGGTCTGCACGAGTGCGACTGTGCCAAGGATGACAACAGAAAAATTGTTTTAGAAAATTATTATTATTTGGCCATCCTACTGAATATCATAGCCATAGTGTACCGGCCGTACTGGCTTCTGACTCTCATGTTTTTGCTGACGGCAGTGGCTGCAGCGGTGACCCTCAGCTATCTGGTCGACATGCGCAGCAAGAAGTGTGACTGCATGGGACAAAATGAAAAATTATTTTTTATAATTGCCATCGGTCAGGTGATAGTGACTGGTGCCATCATACTGGCCAAGGTCGTTAAAAATAGGAAAAAATTAATAGCTGTTGTAAGTAAATGATTGACGACCACACTTTTCGTAATCCAATCATGGCAGCCGGCATCGCCGCCGCTGTGACTGTCGCCTATGTCTACCTGAAGGCTCGCATGAATGGTCAGAAGGTGACCCAGAACTCCGAGTTTGCCAAGCCGGCCTTCCTGGTTGGCATCCTGGTCTACTTTATCGTGCACCAGGGCAACGCGCACCGGGAGTCACTCATCGCAGAACCTTTCTAAGTATAAAGTAATGGAGCTCAAGCGGATGCTGATGTTCCTCATCGGGTGCATGGGTGCTCGCTTCGGGCTCACGTACGTTGCATACCGCTTTCCGGAGCTGCTTCCGTGGCTCGGGCTCTTTGCGCTCGCGGTATCAGCCGGATTCACCATGATTTACATCAATGGCTGGCGCAAGACTGGGGTCGAGACGGGTGGGGAGCGCATCTGGTGGAACGACCTCAGGCCGCTACACGCCTTCATGTACGGACTGTTTGCAGTTTTGGCTTTCAAAGGGGTGAAGGAGCACGCGTGGAAGGTTTTATTTTTGGATACGATAATAGGTTTGTTGGCTTTTCTTCAACATCACTTCACTTAAAGTTTTTTGAATAGTACAATATATATGTCATCAACCATCTCCAGCTTCAATGATATGATGGGGCAGTTTCTTGATGAGCTCGTGCTAACTTTCCCGGAGGACGAGACCATTTATGAGTACAAGATGAAGTTCAAGGTGGCTCGCCAAGCGACGCCTCGCCTCGGTCTCGACAACTACATGGAGTCTGTCAAGCCATATGCCGAAAAGCTGATGGCCAAGGACCCTACTTTTTTCACGGACGATGCAAAGAATATCTATCTGCTGAGCGACATGAATATTGATAAGTTGTGGGCGTCGCCAGAGGTGAGCGAGCAGACGCGCGCGGCCGTCTGGCAGTATCTGCAGACGCTGTACATTCTGGGCACGACCATCACTATGTTCCCCCCAGAGACGCTGTCGATGATTGAGAGCGTCGCCGAAAAGTGTGCCGAGAATATGCAAGAGTCTGGGTCGTTCGACATGTCGGCGATGTCATCGCTGTTCAGCTCGCTGATTGGTAACGGCGGTGCCATGAGCCCACTGTCGCTCGGTGACGCTGGTCGTCGTCCTCCAGTAGCTCCAGGTGCTCCCAAGAAGAAGAAGCCCGGGCAGCGTAAAAAATAAATATGTTTAAAAATAGTAGATATGGACCCAAAAGAAATTTTCCGTTCAGACAAGCTTCTGCAGTTCTGGCCGAATGCAAGCCAGTCGTCGACTGAGCGTGCACAGGCGACTTCCCGTTTCATAATCTACGCCACCTGCATCGTCTACCTTATCCAGCGGGACGTTCGCATCTTTGCACTGGGCGCATTGGTGCTCGGCGTCCTCTTTTACATGTACCGCAACCAGATGATTCGCGGTATGGACAGTGTTCGGCCAGCCTACAGCGACGCACGGCCGACCGGTATGCTCGGCGGCCCCGTCCAGATGCCGAACCGTAACAACACCATGGCTAACGCGCTTCTGACTGACATCAAGGACCAGCCAGACCGGCCACCGGCGGCGTGGTACCCCAGCGTCGCGAACGAGGTGAAGAATGTGTGGTCGAACATTCACCCGTTCGACCAGGACCTGGGCAAGGACCGTGGCAAGCTGTGGCAGTACGACGCCTCGAGCCGCTTCTACACGGCCCCGAACAACGGCCTGATTCCTAACGACCAGACGGCGTTTGCTCAGGCGGCTTATGGTGTGCCATTCTCGCCAATGTGCAAGGATGACAGCGGGCCGTGGATGTGTGGCGCTGATGAGGGCTTCATGGGCCGGACGCACTTCCCTGAGGTGGTCCAGATGCGCGGTGGCAACGGTCGGGCTAAGTAAAAAACATTTGCAAGTATTAATAATGCCAAACAATCTGCAGCCAGGGATGCGAAACGTCCAGCAGGATGTTTACATGACCCGTCTTCTGACTGAGATGGTCGAGTCTGACGACATGCTCCGCCCCCAGAGCACCATGAAGTACAACGGCACATGGGCCGACAAGCCATACGACTTTCCCAACCTGTACATCAACCTGCCGGTTCGGTACTGGACCCCTGACCCTCTGAGCACGTACAGCAACGACCAGAACAACCGCTTTATCCAGCGGTACGGTAAGCCTATCCCGAACAACACCCGGTAGGAAAAAGGACCTTTGGTCCTGAGCGAATAAAAAGTTTTTATATAATAATATGGACCCACTTGCACTCGCTGCAGTTGTAGGTCTTGTGTTTGCTGGGCAGCGTCTGAGTGACAAGGACGATACCCCACTAACCACAGACCAGATGATTATGATGAAACCAACAAAAAAGACTGAAATTGTGAATCGCAATTTTGCTCAGCAGGATGCTCCTCTGGACCCCAAAAATATCTTTTCGAACACAGGGCGTCAGTTTAATGATTTCCGTTTGACACCCAAGCGTGAGATGGGTGCCTTTGGCGACTTGACATCGGCAGGGTCGAAGGAGCCGTATGGTCAGCCTGTGTACGACCTGTACAGCCGCCAGGGTGTCTCTGGCAAGATGAATAATATGGCGTCGGTCGAGCGTCAGTATGTGGGTCGCGGTCTCGGTGTTGGTTCGGACGTCCCAGCGGCTGGTGGTTTCCACCAGTTCTTCCGTGTTCTGCCGGCCAACATCAATGAGGAGCGTCTTACGACACTGGGCGGCACCTTTGGTGGCCCAGCGAATGCCTTTGTCAAGGCGGGTGGTCCAGTGGCGCCATCCATTACACACCAGGCAAAGGACACCAAGGCGTGGCACCGCGACCCAGCACAGACGCGCGGCCAGGGCCAGGGCGGTCCTCTCACGGCGGCCGAGGGTCGTCCGGACCAGATTAAGACACGCCGTCTGACTATTCGTGACGAGACTGGCGAGCGCACGGGTGACACGCTGCAGATTGGCGGTGCCGGCTTTTTTGTGAATCAGCCTTATGCTGTCGGCACAACGGCATACACAGACCCTGCTCTGACTCGCGGTACCAACAACCGTGCCAACCCAGACCGTGCCGGTAACGGCCAGCGTATGAATGTTCGGGCGGACCCTGTCGGGGCTCTCGGTGCAGCGAGCAATCTGCGTGCCGAGTCGGTGCCTTTCCCTATCCAGGCTGCTGCTCCTCTTGGTCACTTCAATGCATACAAGGATGCTGACTACTACAAGTTCAACCCGTTCAAGATGAATAAAAATCCGAACGCAACTCCCCAGGCGCTGGACTTGGCCATCCAGCAGCTCCACAAGAATACCCTGGTGCAGCCACCCCTCGCCACGCTCTAGTAAAAAAAATATAAACAGAAAGTATAAATGTCGGGAGGCATAGTTCAGCTTGTAGCAACCGGTGTTCAGGATGAGTGGCTGACCGGTAAGCCCGAGATTTCATTCTACCGTTCCAACTACAAGCGTTACACGCACTTTGCGCGGACCATGGAGCGCCAGACGCTCCAGGGTATGCCTGCCGCCGGTGGCATTTCGACCATCCGTCTGGAGAAGAAGGGTGACCTCGTTTCTTACATGTATCTGACGGCTCGTGACCAGAACAACGCGACTGTTGCCAATCTGGACTGGTCCCAGGTGATTCAGCGTGTCCAGCTGTACATTGGCGGTCAGGAGATTGACTCTCAGGACTTCCAGTGGATGTCTGACGTGGAGCCAGTGGTTGGTGCCCAGAACGCGAACCAGCGTTACCTGAACGGTCTTACTCCAACTCCTACCATAGCGACCAACCAGGTGGCCACCTTTTTCCCCCTGAAATTCTGGTTCAACAAGGACTGGATGTGTGCTCTGCCTGTGGTGTCTCTGGCTTTCCACGATGTGGAGGTTCGCATCACGTGGGCCAATACCCTGGGCAACGCTGTGAGCACACAGGTGCCATCCGGTACAACTTCAACTACCGCTTCCGTGACGGGCAACTACAATCAGCTGAGCTACCAGCTGTGGACCAACTTCGTCTACCTGGATGCTGCCGAGCGTGAGTACTTTGCCAAGACGGACATGGACCTGCTGATTACCCAGGTGCAGCGTGTGCCCATCGGCTCCCAGAACGTGCAGGAGCTGGCTCTGGCTCACCCCATCAAGTACCTTGCCTTCCAGGCTAAGCCATATGGCTCGGCTGCTATTTACAACTCCGGTGCTGCCACAACACCAGCCGCCACGTACTACACGCTCCGCCAGCAGATTAACGGTAACGATGTGGGCGAGGACCGGTCCATCGCAGCCTTCATGGAGGCCAACCAGTACTTCCACACTATGTATGGTTACGTGCCAATGCCAGTCGGTAGCCAGCTTATTGCCCCGGTCGCCATCATTCCGTTCTGCCTGGACACGTGCAAGTTCCAGCCTACCGGCACACTCAACTTTTCTCGCCTGGACACGTACCGCCTCGTCACCCCAGTGCAGCTGACCAACGGCCTGCTCGGTCTCTGCCAGTCCGCTACAACCTACACCAACACTGGTAACGCCGTCACGGGTCTGCGTGGCTCCCCAGGCATCAACTACCTGTACGCAGTCAACTACAACATCCTGCGCATCCAGAAGGGCATGGGCGGCCTCCTGTACGCGAACTAAACGTGACCCTTTGGGTCAAAATAAATACTCACAGAATTTAGAATGCAGATTTGGCGTTGGCTACTTGTACTTGGTCTCTTGTTCCTGATAACATATGACCCACGCTCGGGAAACCTCGCGAAATATTATACTGAACCAGTAGTAGAGGATGGAAAAAATCCCGCTGTTACAGAGGCTAAGGCCGCCGGAACGGCATAAGTCTATAGCAATCCCTGTAAGCTATATAGACGGCAAGCCATACTTTCTACTGGTACACGACAGACGCTACAAGGAATGGACGTTTGTGACGGGTGGATGCCGACGCCGAGAGGTGTACAATCCGCTCCGCTGCGCACTCAGAGAACTTGAAGAGGAAACTCGTGGTACCATAAACTTAAAACGGGGGTCTTACTCCTATTTTAAGTTTACCAACAAAGACCCTGAAGACGAGGTGACCAACATCTATCACGTCTACGTCATAGACATGCCGATGACTGTCCTTGAGCACAAGCACATCGTCAGGCGGTTCGACGAAGAAAAGGAAAAGATGGAGACCCGCCAGATGGCGTTCCGCAAAAATTATGATGAAAATGATTTTTGTGAATTTGATACGCTCGAGGGTATATCCAGTCGCTCCAATCTCTGGAGCATGATTCGTCAAAAGGTCCTACAGAACCCTGAATTTCATACGGCTTTACATGCACATAAGCAACCGTTCCATTTAAGACAATAAAACAAAGTAAAACTATATGAGACCAGTGCTCAAGTGGGTCGGAGGCAAGACCCAACTGTTGGAGCAGGTACTCTCTGAATTCCCTGAACACATAGATGACTACTACGAGCCGTTTGTCGGCGGAGCCTCCGTGCTCATGTCAGTCATTCCGCGTGTCAAGGGAATTGCACGAGCCTCTGACCTTAACCCTCACCTCATCGCGCTCTACAAGCAGATTCAGTCAAACCCTGAAGGTCTCATCAAGCAGCTGCGCCACCTCGAAAAGGACACAACCGAGGATACTTACTACAAACGCCGGGCCGAGTTTAACCAGTTCCCTAGCCCTGCCCTTTTTGTCTACCTCAACAAGGTGGGCTTTCGTGGCATGTATCGAGAGGGCCCGTATGGGTTTAACGTCCCGTTTGGTCATTACGCCAACCCAACTGTATGCGATGCAGAAAATATTCGAAAATTTTCTAAACTTGTTGAGTCTGTTGAATTTAGTTGTCAGGGTTATGATGATGCTCTGCGGGGATGTGGTCCTTCTGACTTTGTATACATGGACCCACCATACGCCCCAGAGACTGCCACCTCTTTCACCAGATATACAGCTGAATCGTTCGACCACAAAAAGTTTTTTAATTTTTTAAAAAGTTTACCGGCCAAGTGGGTAATGAGTAACTCGGACACAGAATCTGTTAGAGAAGAGTTTGAAGAGTACGACAAGACAGAGGTGAGTGCTCGTCGCGCCATCAACTCTAAAAACCCTGCGGCCAGAACTACCGAATTAATAATTTCTAAAATTTAGACATGGACTTGGATGTGCTGGATGCCATGACGATGCTCCCAGGGATTATAGGGACCCACCTGTTGGCGTGGCAAAGCGACGACTTTGTGTACCGGGTCGCTGTACTGTCATGGAGCTGGTGCTGTCTCTGTAGCATGCTTTATCACCTCAAGCGCTGCGACCCAGAGTACCTCAAGTATGACATGCGTGCCCAGTGGGTTTCGCAGGTGTTTATGATTCTCGAGACGCCACAGTCGTCCTGGCCCATCATCGTCGGCGGCTTGCTCACGGATAACTACTGGCTGAGAGTCGTTTTGAACGGCGCGGGCGCCTTTTACTTTTTGTGGCACTTGCCTGTCGCCAGGGTTTTCCTCTTGCTGTCGTACGCTGCCTATGTCGGGCAGTTTTTGACAGGGTACAAGTGGCTCCACTCTGTCTTTCACCTCTTGCTGCACACGGCTGGCAGCTTTGCTGCGCTAAATCCCGTCAAAAAGTACACCATAGGTCTGAACCCCGTATGGGCCTGGCCAGTGTTCTGGGTCGGCGCAAGGCTCTTGCTCCCGGTGAAAAAAATATTTAATAATATTAATGACAAATCACCGGCAGAGTGTTAACATAACAAAGTCCCCTGGGTGGCACGTGCGTCAAAAAATCGCTCGGCTTAAAACTGCACTGGCTCAGCTTAATGATGAAAATAATAAAAAAATAAAAGAAATTAAAAAAGAAATTAATTCTTTAAAGCCATTGGTGAGTATTCATGCCCTTCAGGCCCACATGAGAAAACAGAATAATATAAAAGCTCGGCTAAACGCAGCTCGTAATCGCGGTGCAGTAACTGTAGGTCGTGGTGCGTCGGCGCGCAGATAAAATAAAAATTTTTAAAAATATATGACGGTCAAGAAGGAGCGTCTGGCGGAGCGTTTGGCCAAGCTGCTCAATGACGGGACAGACCCCAAGGAGCTCGAGAAACTGTCAGTACAGAAATTGCACTACGAAATCCAGAAGCTCGAAGAGACGGAGGAGGTGGCACCTGAACCGGTACAGGAACCAGAGCCAGAGGTGGAGGAGGTATCCCTCCCCAAAAAAGAAAAAAAAGAAAAAACTTTATGGCGGCTTTTAGTTCTGGATGACTCGAGCAGTGAGGATGAAGAGTAATAAGGACACGAGACAAGGTACAAGTATGCAGTTCGCTCTGGCCGGTGGTTACTTTCGGTGCCCAAATGCTCGTAAGTTTATGGTCAATCTGAAGAGCCCGAAGCCGTGCAGGCTAGTGCGTGACCCTGACAACAAGCACGACCCGAACGCCATCAAGGTGGTGGTCGAGAATGACTTGCACATCGGCTATGTCCCCCAACACCAGACTGAATATTTCAAAGAATTTACAGAGGGGCTTGTCTGTCCGACGTACTGCGTCTACAGCATCTATCAGCCGGTCGTCAAGGTATTAAAAGAATAAGTCAAAAATAAGGTATGTCGAGCATACGCAAATGGTTGGTCCCAGCCGCGCCCTTCACGCACTTGCTGATGGATGGCGGTATGCTGTTTGTGCCCATGGAAGAGATGGATGAGTTTTACCGAGCGTACATCTCTGACGTAACTCATGGACACAAACTGTATGTGGTAGAACAGAAAACAAATCTTTTTAAATTTTTCGTAGACCTGGACTACAAGGCGACCGAGGCGCTCTCCAAGGATGAGATTGAGCGCATATGTACGGCCCTGAACGAGGTGGTGGACTGTGGTCGGTGCTGCATCGCCCGGACACGGCCGCGAGCCTGTGCAGAGGGCATCAAGACGGGTGTTCACGTCCACTGGCCAGACAAGAAAGTGACGCGTGCATCGGCGCTCGCTCTCCGTACCAAGATTCTCGAGGCATTCCCAGAGACTAATGGCGGGATGGATTGGTCCAAGGTGATTGACGCGAGTGTCTATGGCGGCAGCGGTCTCCGGATGATTTGGTCGCACAAGAAACCGACCGGGGACCCGTATGTCCCGTGGAAGGTGCTCGGCGGTGACGAGTACAAGAAGGAGTTTGATGCGGGTCTGCTCGACCTGTTTAGCATCAGGGTGAATGACGAGGCGGACGAGCAGACGTCTGTTGACGAGGCGACGAGCTCTGCGCTCGAGGCTTTCATCTGTCGTAACATGGATGGACAGAGGCGTGCACAGGTCAAAAAGATTGTACGGAACGAAAAGACGGGTGGGTGGTATGTACAGACGGACTCGCGTTACTGCGAGCGTATCAGCGACTGTCACAAGCGCAATCACATCTGGTTCAACATCTACAAGGGTACAATCAGCCAGAGGTGTTTTGATGAGGAGTGTGGCAAGTTTTCGGGCCGTGAACATAATCTCCCGCCTACAGTAGTAGAGCAACTGAAAGATGTTGCTCCCGTGGGTAGTCCTTCTGGTAATTCTATTCTGGATATTCTTCCCTCGAGTTGGCACGACTCATTTTCATTCATACGTTAATGAGGTTCACCCGTACTCAGGGCTGAACCCCGAGCTCTGGAACCTGTTTGTGTACCACGTGACCGGTTTCGAGGCGGAGGTGCAACGAAATCCACAGGTTGCCTCGGAGCACCTTTATCGGGCCATAGATGCTGTGAAAGACCTCGCACTCTACCTGGAACGCGCTGACGATGGCGAGATTCAGGAAAAGATGCTCGAAATCACAAACAGGATGGGTCTAGAGGGTGAAACGTTGATACAACAAACGGTACTCCAGAAAGGACTTCGGTTTACTCCAAGATACTTAAACGATACAATACTTTATTATTCACAGAATGGAGTCGACGACCCGAACACGCTCGGGACGAATTTCAAAGCCACCCACCCGTTATGAGCCGGTGGAGCAGGTTGAGGATGACTACGCCCCTGAGGACTATGACGAGAACGAGTCTGACGTAAGCTCGGTCGTCTCCTATTCTGATGAGGAGTTGGAGGAGGAGGAGGAGGATGACGACAGTAGTCTAGAAGATTTTATCGAAGATGACGAAGATGAATCAGATAAAAGCGAGGATGAAGTAGAGACTAGTAAGGATGGACGTCGGGTCGCAGCCACCCCCATTCCTGTCAAGAAGCGAGGAGTACCAGCAGCCGCAGGAGCTCGACGACCACGAGGACAGTCAGCCTCGCCGCGTCAGCCACACGCCTTTCCCGCAGATTCTCTACCCCCCGCCGCTTCAGCCTAGACAGGACCTCATGTCGACCATCCAGTGGCACTGGATTCTCCTCGGCATCGTAATTGGTGCCCTCCTCATGAATATGCGACCGGTCATCATCAAGGGCTCGCCTTGAAAAATATTTATAACAATTAATGAGTAAATATTTCATTCATCCAAATGAGAGCATATCTTTGGGTAAACCGCGAACTATCCCATCTAACCTGAAACATCTTAACAATACTCTTAATTTTTTAAGGTCTGAAACATTCAAATGGTCCGAAAGTGTAAAAAATTTGTCTCATAAAAATAAAAATCGTGACGAACTCATCAGGTATATTATACTTTTATATTATGGTGCATTTGCGGCAATTAGAAAAAATTTGAATATTTCACAGAAAAAACAGCAGGTAAAGAATTTTCATTCTGAATATTTAAAATTAACATCTTCGAATCGTAGTCCGAATAATAATAGTATGATTACTCCTTCGATATTGTGGAGCCGACTTGATTCTCTGACTAAAGACCAACTTATCAGACTGTCCAGGGTTATAACCTGGTGATGTTCCCTGCAGTAGGGCCAGGGTGCTCGCGAAATCAAACCCAAAATGAATCCACCCCCTCTTGTGGAGCGTGGTACTTTCGAGCTCGAGCCTTCCCAAATGGAGACTTGGCGCGACATGACTATCAAGTCACTCAACACCTGGAGAAGGAACAAAGAGGCGTTCGCTCTCCAGTTGTACTGGACGCTATTCAGGTTCGATGCGTTGCTGTCAACGTTCAAGCCTGACCGGCGCGATGAAATTTTCAAAAAGTTTGAGGATGCGCTCGAGGCTGATGACACCTCGGCTGCTGTTAACATAGTCCTGGAGGAGTTCCCTTTTGAGCGGCCCGTGTGAGTCAGACCCTTCGGGTCTATTTTAGGTCACCATATACATAGGCAGGCCGCCCATGGGTTCGGCGGGTACAAAGGTGCCCGTGCGTCCCTCTTTATTTTTGAAGACATCCTCTTGGAGGATACCCACCATTGGATGTTCGCGGCGCTGGGAGTCCTGTTCGGCGAAAAACTGTGCGTCATAGACACCCGCTTCTGTCGTCATATTTTCCCGCCTGCTCGCGGCCTTCCAGACCAGATAAAGGACGATAGCGACTGCAAGCCAGCGTAGCATTTACTGTTGTACAATTTTTTATTTACTGAATATATATGAGTAATAGTGCCGGGTCCAGAGTCTCTAACAAGCGTTCGCCCAAAAAGCGTAAACTCCATGCCAAAGCCCCTCCCCCGAGTCCATCCCCATCACTGCGTCGTAAACATAGTGGTCATAAAACCCCTCCTAACACAAGTCCAAACCGGTCACAGGCTGACCCTCGGATCAGAGAAGCTTATTTGGAACAGTGGCTCGCCAGGTTTCAGCCTTCCCAGTATCGTATACAACAGGCTCGAAATGAGTTGGCACAAATTCGTCAGGGGTTGATGAGGCGCAGACGTGTATCACGAGCGGCCGGTTCTGGTTCCTCGAGCAATACCCGGACGCCTTCGCGTGCTCCTTCCGGAAGTGCTGGCCGCGGCAATTCTAAGAAGACTCGTTGACCGTGTTGACAGTCACCTCCGTGTCTGACGTCGGCGTCTCCTTCTTGCGGCGGTCAATCTCCAGCTGCACCTCTGCGTCCGCCATCTTGACCAGCAGCTCGATGGGCTTGTCCGGGAACTCCTTCTGGAGCTTTTCCAGCACCTCGGCCGGGTGGGGGATGGGTGGTACGTCCGGCTTGGTGTAAAACTTGGAATTCTCATCGGCCGCGTCGATGAATGGCATGGTGGGGTCGGCACCCGGCTTGGCCATCATGTCGCGCTTGCGCTTTTCAAAGTGAGCCGCAGCCTCGGCAGTGTTCTGGCGGTACTTGGTCATAATCTCCTCGAGTTTCTCGTTGGTATAGTGCACATCCTCGATGGCATCCGCCTTGGGAGGAATCAGCAGCCACTTGTACATATCGACCACATAGATGTCGAACGTGCTGTCCTCCTTCTGCAGGCGCTTGCAGTGTGCCGCGGCCGACTCGCGGTCTGGGAAGCAGCCACGAATCTTCATGCCCAGCAGCTCATTCTTCTGGGGCTGCTCAGGGCCAACAAATGAGACACAGGCGTACAGCTGGCCTGGAACTGTCGTGTAATCGCAAGTCAGGGTGTCAACGGTGGAAGCCATTTAAACATTACTGTTAATATTCTTTTAAGTAAATAACGCATACAACATGCAATCGAAGATTAACTTTCCGGCGTTGCCTTCGGAGGAGCTGCGCAAGCGGCACAACTTATTCAAGCGGGAGCTTATTCAGCAGTGTGTCAAGTCGACTGACTTCGTCTTGGACTGTGGGTGCGGCCGTGGGGGAGACCTCCAGAAGTGGCCCACTCGCAAGCTGGTCTGTCTCGACCCAGATGTCGCGTCTGTTGCGGAAGCTCGGGAACGGGCCAAGTCGATGCGTCTGAACCCTACTTTTCAGGTGGGCGATATACTCTCCGTAACGGGAGGGCCGTTTGACGTCATCTGCTACAACTTCTCGCTTCATTATATTGCGGCCAGCCCAGAGCTCTTTGAAGAAAGCATTCAGGCTATTGTCAAGAATCTCAAGTCGGGCGGCAGGCTCATCGGCATCGTCCCCGACCCCGACCGGCTCCCCTGCGAGTACTTCCGGGACCGGCTCGGCAACACAGCCGTACGAGACGGGGAGCTCCTCCGAGTCCGACTCGTCGATGGTCCCTTTTACAGTGGGACTGAACGTGTCGAGCCCATCCTTCATCCTGAAAAACTCAAAGATAATTTAAAAATGAAATGTGTCATGTGGGAGCCGATGGTTCCTGAACCGACTGGTCTCATCTCAGACATTTATTCAAAATTTATTTTTGTAAAGTAATAGTAGATGTTGGCCTTGGTACTGGCGGCCATCCTTGTGTGGGTACTGGTGACGCACAAGCAGCCGCCACTACTGGTCGCACTTAAAGAAAAGTACAGTGCGTTGCTGGCCTATCTCCACAGTGGGGCAAACACTGACCCGCGTTGGGACAAGCTGAAGCGTCGGACCATCGTAACAGGGCTGGTCGACCACGACAAGTCGAAGGGTCCTATAGGCTATAATGTGAACAAGGGGTATGAAATCTGTATCTGTCTGGCAGGGGACGATATAAATTCCGCGTTCTATGTTCTGTTGCACGAGCTCGCGCACATGACAGTGAGCGAGTATGACCACTCTACAAAATTTTGGTCAAATTTTAAGGACCTGAAGGCTCTGTGCAACTCACTTGGCATCTACGACAACTCCAGCGGTTCCAGCAAGTACTGCGGGGACTCTGTTGTTCGGTCGTAGATTGCGCCAAATCAGCCACATGAGCACGACTGACAGTACCATCATCACAGGGTTGAACGATGACCAACCGTACATGAGCATGACGAGCGCCACCAGAAAGACTGCCAGGTTGAAATTCATTTTATAATATTATTTTAAAATATATGAGCCCTCGAAACGAGGCGCATAAACTCTTACAACTAAATGCCAACCTACTGGCGTTAGTCAGAAATTTGAAAGCAAAGCGTAATCATATGATTACTGTACTTAGTAATCCTACCAGACCTCGTAATAATGCCAATGCGACCTATAAGAATGCACATAAGAAACTCGTAGAACGTGGCTATAAGCCGACGGAAATAACCAGGTTGCTTAACGCGTTAAATACTTATGTGCCACAGCCAAAAGTTATTGTTAATCAGCCGAACAATTCCAAATCACTGGGATATTAGGGCACGCTTTGCAAAGTAGAAGAGCAGTGCGACCACGGCAGCCATGATGGCCATACCGGTTACTGACAGGTCGTCGGTGCCCTCCTTAATCATGCTCGGAATCATGTCGATGAGTTTCTCCTGGACGGGCTTGGAGAATGCGGCAAGGCCACAGAGGCCTGCGATGAGAGCGGTGTACTGCTCGTCTGTCATACCCATGGGGTTGTTGGACTTGCGGTCGGCAGAGCCCTCGGTGCGAGATGCGCGCTTGGCCTGCATAGGCATGGAGGCTGGGCCCATCATCTCGTCTTGAATCATCTGACTGGGACCTGGTGAGACGAGCTCTTCAATCGGTGTGGAAAAATCAGCCATTCCTTTAGATTCCTCAACTTTATTTTCTTCTATTTGTGGCGGAGGTGGCGCCATGATGAGACCTTCTGGAATCTTCGCATTCGGATCCGGTTTGCTCTGGGACATTCCATCAACCATTGGGTTGTAGTTGATGGATGTCATCGAGGATGACTCGTTGAAATTCATAGTCTCCATTGTTTTTTATAAATAAATTTTGAGGTCAGTGTTCACGCGCCCTGTTTCTTGACAACGACGGCTGGCCCCTGGCTCTTTTTCCGGGCGAGCGACTTGTCGATGGGTCCGCCGTTGGCGTGTCGTGGGTTGTAGTTGTGGGCGTGGTAGTCCCAGAGGCGCTGGCTTCCTATCCTGAAGTTTCGGCGGATGGGCGCCTTGTACCAGTAGACACAGTCCTCAATCTTGTTGCTGGTTTTGGTGTTGTCAAGGACGAGGCACTCATAGTTTTCAGTGCAACTGTCCATGACGGTACAGAACATGTCGTATGTAGGAAAGATTCCAAAAAAACATCTGTAAAGATTTTCTCTGTTCTGCTTGACGTTCTCGCGCAGCACAAAGACGTAATCGACGTTGGTTCGAATCATGGGGGTCATGTCCATGACGTACTGACAGGTCATCATGAAGAAAAGTTTCCAGTGGCGGCCATTCATGAAGCACTGCCTGATGCACTCGTCGCGCATGAAGGATTTGTCGTACATACAGTCGTCCAGGAGCAGGAACGCAGCCTGTCCTCTACCAGCGCCGACGAGCTTTCGTTGGCGCTCGAGCACTTTTTCGACAGCGCCTTTGTTGTAGTCGCCGTAGATAAAGAGGTCCGGGACGAAGCTCCTGTAGTGGTGGTTTCCGTCCTCAGTGCCTGACATCACTATACCGGCTGGGATGTGCCGTTTGTGGTACAGGATGTCAGTGACTAGGGTCGACTTGCCTGTGCGGCGCTTGCCCACGAAGATGCACACAGAGTCGTCGGCCATGGTGGCCGGGTCGAACTTTTTGAGTTGCAAATTCATTCCTGGTATGTTCAGGTATTTTTGATGTAAAAAATAACCGCGGATTCTTTTAAGGATGGCTGCTCAAGGATTACTTGCAGCAGCAGATAAGTACATCACGAGTAAACCAAAAATAACTTATTTCAATCCAAAATATGAAGAGGCTGATGATAGTCTTAAAAAAACATTCGAACTTCCTTTTGATAATTCACAAATATATTTGGGAACTACTTCGAGGTGTACCATACCGGCCTATGGTGACCTCTTGACGGGTCTAACTCTTAAAACTACTCTCCCGGCTATATTCAACCCACAGACAGGCACTTATGTGTATCCGTCAGTGCCTAGTCAGGTGTCAAGTGGTCTTTATGTACAGATGCCTATTACACAGGCTGTCGGGAACGGGACTACTCTCACGGTCACGACATCCAAGACGCACTTTTTTTCGGTCGGAGCCAGCATCACTCTATCAACTGTAAGCGGAACGTATGTAATAGCGACCGTCCCTACTCCGACAACATTTACATGCTCAACTTCAGTGGTCGTGTCTGTATCTTCGGGGACTGTAACGACGCTTGGTATGTTACCAGCCCCTATAGTCAATTACTATACAACTATTAACTATGACCTATGGGTTAATACCCCTGTTGTAACTCCGACGTACGGTAAAATTACCGACAACGGAAACAATACTCTGACAATTTCTACTGGAGGTTATACTACAGGTACGACCGTAAATCTTCAAGTTTTTCCTATTCCAAGTATTAATCAGAATTACCAAGTAATTAGTAGTACTTCGACGTCGTACACAATAAATAAGAATTTTACACTTGACTATGCTCTTGCGGTCGGTGTAGGTAAAACTTTTTCTTATTCTACAGATGGTGGTATAAATTGGAAACTGACAAATATTTGTCAAACTGTATTCAATCCTAGTTCAGTTGCTTATAATGGTTCCGTATTCGTATCGGTTGGGTTTAATTCATCAACATATTTATATTCTACAGATGGAGCCAACTGGATTACAAAGACAGCATCTGTGAGTTTTTCGTATGTAATCAGCAACTCGAGTACAACTTTTTATGCATTCAATACTACTACAGCTTACAGTTCCACAGATGGCCTAACTTGGACAACTCTAGCAGCGACCCCTGTATATATTACCATTTTTGTTAATAACCCCCCTGACAATAAAATTGCGGTTGTAAGTGCTGTAGCTGTCGGTACAACAATAGTTTTGTCCGGACTCGATAGTACATCCAAAACAATAGTTGTTTATTCGACAAATGGAGGCTCATCTTGGACGACCGTTCCAGGAATTTTCACATATACACCTTCAACATTTACTTATGGTATTTATGGTGTAGGTTATCTAAATAATAGTAAATATATTATTGCTTTAGGTCAAGATATTACACCATATACAAATTATGTATATTATTCAACAAACGGTAGTACCTGGAATACAGGGACAATAACAGGGGCCCCTGCATTAAGTGCTTCTTTTATGCCATCAATTGTATATGGCAATTCGAAATATAATCTTTATGTTGCCGGTTCTCAATATACTTCTCTAGATGGTATAACATGGACAGTTGTTGCCGGTCAGCCAGTTAATGGAGGTTCTGGCTGTATTATATATTTTAATTCATATTTTATTGATGCAGCGTATTCAGGTGGAATAACTATTTCAACAGATGGTTTTAATTTTTCAAACCCAACGACAATAGACCAAGTTCCATATGTTTATGTAATCAGTTTCAGAATAAATCCTACGGCACTAACTTTTTATAACCCTCTCACTGTAACGTACGACACTTCAAAAATAGGGTTCACCTTTTCCTCACTTTATTATTCTTCTATTTATTTTGCAAATGGAACAGATGCAGCCTTTTGGGGGTTTGATTACCGCCAGGGCCCGCAGTCATTTGTCAACGGGAGTGTTAGTTCCAACTGGACTTTACCACAAGGGGGGTGGATTGGTGGTATTTCTCCAGTCTTTAATAGCCAGTACAACGAGTCTGTCGGAAACTTGCTCATCACCGACTATAACTTTTATATAGGTAATCAGACTATTAATAAATTTAATGGCCAATATATAGACCTTCTAGAGGATATTACTGTACCGTACGAAAACCAGACCATTCTGAAGCTCCTCACTGGTAAGTTTGATTCGACAGCTGCTATCGCGAGCAGGACGTATTACAGCCCTATCCCTCTAGGATGCGATTCTATACCCCTGTCAGCTCTTGGTCGCCAGAGCGTTTCTTTTGACTTGTCCTTCAACACACTTGGTAATCTTACATCCCTATCAAATTTTGTGACAAACAGTGGAAATATTTTTGATAAAAATAGTTACAAAACAATTAATATCGGCCGGACCATCAACGTCGTGTCCACTCTGTCAATAGACTACCACGTCTTTTTCGCAACCACATCGGGCGACATTTACAGTTACAACACAGTCTCGAATACTTATGTGTATATGAGCACTGGTGCCAATAACATATACACAATGGCTAACATAGGTGATACTATTTATTTTCAGACGGCGAGTGGAAAGCTACTCTATGGGTCCGTTACACAATTTAATTTAGGAAATTTTACAGGATTTACTTTGAATAATTATCTTCCGGCGGCGACTGTTGGTCTCCCGACTGGTACGATGGCAGCAAGTGCAAGATATCTCTATTATACGCAGCTTTATGCGTCTGGTTATGGTGTATACATGACACGTTATGACACGGTCGCTGCCACCTATTCGTCATTTGATTTTAGTTCTAATATTTATCCTATCATAGGTGTGAATAAGATTCTGTATACGGGGTCTCAACTCTATCTCATTCCTCACGTTTCTAATCAGGCACTGTTTGTACATACTATAAGCTCTGCGTTTGGTGGGTCAACATGGGCTGCTATTCAAAATACTCTTTTTAAGATTGTGAACGATGGCGTATATCTCAATTCAAACATCTACTACATGTGTGACAACTACAAAATGTTTGTTTATAATATTCCGACTGCAACATATACGACCAATTCTGGAACTCTTTTTCAGACGTCAAATAGTTTCGTATCTTTTGGGCATAATAGCACTACTTATTATGTAATGAAATCTATTAATGGTATTACACTGACTTCTAACCCTAATATAACAGTAGGCGTCACGGCTCCACAGGGTTTTATATATTATTTAAATAATTTATATATTTTAACTTGCCAGTCTTTTGTAAATCTTTCTGGATTTATTTATACTTCAACTGATGCTACAACTTGGACACAGGTTGGAACGGCCCCGGCGGTAAGTATAGGGTTTATTGGCGGTGTGTACGCAAGAGCGGTATTTTCGGCGGCGTTTACACAATCTTATAATTTTTCTTGGTCGACCGACTTGATAACATGGAACGCTGCCACCATACCAGCATCACCTACTCAAGGTACACAGTCTCAAATTCCTATTCCTATAGTGGCAGGCGGTGGAATAATTGTAGCCGGTTTCAACAGTTCGACAGGGTCTTCGGTTGACTTCTGGTGGACATCCGATGCCAAAACGTGGAATTTCGGACAGACTGTTTTGGTAGGTAGCGCCTCAGACCCATTTCCGTCCATCCGTTATTTAAATTATGGAACTGGTGGATTTGTTGCATGTACCGGTGCTACGGTAAATACCGTACCACCATCAGTTGGTTCGCTGATATATTCAGCAAATGGAAAAACTGGATGGACCGTTGTGGGCATAGCTGATGTAACTTTTGCATATTACGGAAATAACTTATGGATTGCTGGTACTGGAAATGGACTGATATATTGGGCAAACCCGGCAAATTTAAGTGTTTGGACTTTGGCAACTATTATTCCTACGTCTGTTCAAAATCTCGGTGTCTGTTATTCTGGGTCTTATGCTAACGGGATTTATACTATGCTTAATTTTTATGGAGAACAGCTATATTCTTACGATGGTAAAACATGGTACTATTCAAATTCTAATAAGGCAAACTTTTGGTACCAAACAGTCAGTGGCCCTATAAGTGGTCAAACTTCATATCCATGGAACACAGTTGGTGATTATTATTACATGAATTTTTCAAATATGGCAACAGATGGTCAAAATATTTATTTTTCAGTATCTCGGCCGACATCAGGTCTTTATGCCAAAGGACAGGCGGCTGTATACCGTTACAACCCAAATCTGAGTCCGGCACTAGCCAGTTCCTATACATGGTTTTCTTCTACAGGTAACTCGTCAACGTCGCAGCCGGTCCCTATTACGTTCGACACGAGCTCGACACTGTTTGCTCCAAAATTATTTGGATTTAATACGAATTCTATTTTTATGTTCACACAAGATTCCTCATCGACGACAACCCCCACCTCGTTTATAATATACAACACCTTGAATACTGCACCTGTATATTCGTTTTCGGCGTCTATACTGGCAGACTATAAAGTACTCTCAGGCAAAAAACCTTCATCAGCTATGATGCGTATTATTCAGCCGGTGCAGACAAAAACAATGTACAATCTCGGCTTAAAAAACCCTGTCAAAGAGTTGTGGTTGCTCGGTGTTTCAAATGCTTATCAGTACTCGAATATCAGTACGCCCGTAACTCTGAATATCACCCACAATGAGTATCTGCTCACGAGTGACGTGGGTAACAGTACGTTCCTTGGTATTATTGGTCCGTACGAGGCGCATAGTACGATGCCCCAGCGAAACTTTTACCAGATACCGTTTGAATACATGCCCGAAAAAGAAACTCCTAACGGCACCATCAACTTTTCACGTCTAGATTACCAGGCCATGTCGAACGTCACGTCTGTATGGGCACGTTCCTACAACGTGCTCACCATCAAGGACGGCGTAGCTGGTCTTATGTTTAATTCTTAATTCATAATAGGATGTTTTCTCACCAAGTGACACGTCTGCAGTTTCCTAAAGATGTTCACTTTGGTGATGATACAGAAATATGGCTTGCAAGCGCAGGCGATATTCTTAACAAAATATATCTTCGTGTCCAGTGGCCTGTAGCCTCTGGAGTCGATGATTCGGCCGGTACACGTATGATAGACTATGTTGAGCTGCTGTACGGAGACCAGCTCATAGAGAGGCACTACGGAGAAACTATGGAAATTACCAATGACCTTACTGTACCAGTGGCAAAGCAGTCGGTTCTGACTCAACTTTTGGGCAAAGGACTCACGAGCAATCTTTCGGCCTATTACATTCAAATGCCGTTCACTGTAAAGCTGCCACTCTGTGCACTAAAAACCCATCCAAGACTACGAATCAAGTTCAGACCGACCAATGAGTTCACGTGGAGCGGGTTTATTTACACCAACACCATACAGGCTGACCTATTTGTCGATTATGTATATCTGACCCAGCCAGAAAAAGACTATTTCAAAAAAGGAACCTTCGACTATATGGGTAAGACGTTTCAGCGTATGCAGCTATCTGTACCGGCCGGTACAACACAGTCTATACTCTATACAGAATTTGTAGGTAGCGTGGATGAGCTCTATTGGGTCATTCAGAATGACGGGTCGGCTGCCTACAACTATACGAATCAAGGGGTTGAGCAACTTGTGAGTCTGCAGCTTACGTTTGATACTAACGATATCATACCGGTCGAACTGGGCACCCCTCTCTTTCTGCGTTCGATACAGGGTCTGACATACCATACGCGAATTCCAGATAGAAAATTTTATTTATATAATTTTTGTCTGGACCCGGAGAGTACACAACCCACTGGTCAGGTGAACATGGCTGGGATTGTCAGACAGATTCACACGCTGACGATGAGTAACTGTGTTTATTCGCGACAGATTCGTATATATGCTCGAACTAATAATGTGATACGGGTCACCAACGGGGACATCAGGGTAGTTTCTGAGACCATAAAAGAAGCCGGTACTCTAAATACAGTGAAACCTCTGTATAACCCCCAGTACCCAGGTCTCTATTCTTTTAGTACATTTACATTCACTACTCTTGGAACTACTGGCTACGCCGGTCCATCGTCAACCTCGACGTACGCCAGCCCGCCATGGGGCACGGGTCAATTTAGCATCGTGAACGGCATACAGCAATGGACAGTTCCGACGAGTGGTCTTTATCAGATAACTGCTGCTGGCGCCTACGGAACTGTGGCCGGGCGTGTGATTCGGGGAAACGTTGTACTGGCGCAAGGACAGGTGCTGAGCATACTGGTTGGGCAACTGCCGACGTCTGTTATCGACGCGGTCACACTTGGGGGTGGTGGTGGTACGTATGTAGTTTCTGGGTCGACTCCTCTCCTTGTTGCGGCCGGAGGCGACTCCGGAACAGGTGCTGTTGCCGCTCTAGGGTTTTCGGTTCCAGGGACTGGTCTAGGCGGTGACGGAGCAGGATTTTATACGGACGGTGCAAATATAAATACAAATTATCCTTTCCTCCGACCAAAGGCTTATATCAACGGTGGTAACGGTAACCAGTACTTTAGCGGTACGGCTGCGGAGTCAGGAGGGTTTGGTGGTGGCCAGACGCCAAAGACATCAGGTATAGCTGGTGGTGGTGGCTATACAGGAAGTTCCGGAAGTGGTGCGACTTCATATGTCAATACGTCTTTGGTCTCAGTGGCGACAGACCTCGGTGCTTCTGTTGTCAGTGCAGCCGGCTATGTCATTATAAATCTTTTGCAAAAATAAATATGGCTTTGCCAGGGGCTCTGACAACACTTCAAGCTGTCGGACCCCAAGAGAAGTTTATGTACGATGGCAAATCTCAGTGGATTCCGGACGTTGTCCGACACTCAAATTTTGCCCTGACTCGTCGTATGCTCCCAGTCATTCCTCAAATAGGCGGGAGTTATCTCAGTACGCAATACCAGATTCCTATTTATCCCCAGCAAGAAGGTGACCTCCTCACCAACGTCTTCCTTTCGGTATCTTTACCAGCTCTACCGACCGGCTACAACTACTGCGAGCTCGTCGGTCGAGCCATTATCAAAAAAGCGGAAATTCTCATAGATGGAAATGTTATCGAGTCGGTCGAGGACGACTGGTACGTTATCCGTGACCAACTCTTTCTGAATGCTGACGAAAAGCTCTCCATGTACCAGAATATCAGCGCAGGTCAAGCGGAGTCAAACGTGGTCCCGGCCACAACTCAAGTCAATCTGATGGTACCTCTCGATTTCTTTTTTTGCAGACGCAAACGGCGGCAGGGCAAGCCATACTTGCCTCTGTGTGCTCTGACAAAATCCTCAATAATTATTAGAATTACTTTCAATACACAGGCATGGATTACAAACTATACAGCAGCGAGTATTGACCTGTTAAACCCACGACTCTTGCTCGAAGAAATTACACTCACACCAGAGGAACGCATGTACTATGCAAACAATCCTATGAAATTTAAAATTCCTGTGGCACAAAAAGAGGCTGTCCAGAGTTATAACAATGGCACAGTCCGGATGAATCTCACTGCTGACTTTCCAGTCTCTATGCTCGTCTGGTTTGTACGGAACAAGCTCTACGAATCCACCTCGAGTTCAGTCTATTACGCGTCGCGGTACACGTATGGCTATTCTACAGACTATATCATTTCGGCCGTTCCAATGACATTCTTTAATGGTGTTATTCAACATTTCGTAGATATTATCAAGTCTGCCACCATCTATATAAATAACAAAAATGTCTTGAGTAACTTTCCAGGTGCTCTTTACTACAGCTACAAGCAGCCCTTTGACCACAAACTTACTGTGCCGACAAAGAATATGTACATGTATTGTTTTGGTGACGACCCAAGTACGTACAGCCAAGATGGCACTGTCGACTTTAAGAAACTTGATTCACAGACAACCTATATTGACATGACGTTTGATTCAACGCTTGTACCCCAAATCGCACAGGGCTACAATATGTACCTGTACTACTATGGATACCGCACACTAGTGATTTCAGGAGGAAAATTAACTATGACATAAGTAGATGGCACAGACTGCCCCGGTCATAGGCCTCAGCGCCACTGGTCTACAAGACGAGTACATATTTGATGAGAAAAAAAGCCCTTATCGGCCTAATATTCGTCAGTACACCCACTTTACCAAGTTCCATCGTACGACATACCCACAGGTCAGCCAGTTTGTCGGCCAAGTGGTCGAATTCATCTTCAAGCCCAAGGAGCTCGGCGACCTCTGGCACAACGCCTACCTCGCCCTGACCCTTCCGCAGCTGCCAGTCGTCTCCGGCCAAACCTACGGCTGGTCCCCCCAGATAGGCCGGGCCATCATCGAGCATATCGAGTTCCGCATAGGGAACCAGATTATCGAAAAGATTGACGACTACTGGTACACCATACGCGACCAGCTCTTCCTGGACGCCGATTCGAAGCTCGCCATGTACCAGGCGACCAACGGCGGTCAGAACGATACCCAGTCGTGCCCATCGACCCTGCCAGTCGACCTCATGATTCCGCTCGAGCTCTTCTTCTGCCGGCGGCACACCTTCACGGACGCCCGACGCGACCTTCTCGAACGCCCACCTTTGCCCGTCTGCGCTCTCAAAGAATTTATTTCTATAAAATTCTTTTTCAGACCACAGGCCTGGTTCACAAACTATCCGTCACCCATAGAGTTTAGCAATGTCCGTATAGTCACAGAAGAGATTCTGCTCACGGACGAGGAACGCCTGTACTACCAGACCAAGCCACAGACAATCATCATCAATCAGGCTGTCAACAACCCCGTCTTGCCATTCATAAATGGCATCGTCACTCAAAATTTCTCAGCCAACTTTCCGGTCCTGATGATGGTCTGGTTTGTGTGCAACGGAACGACAGCCTATAACACCCGGTACACTTACGGATACCCAGCCTCGAGCACAACCTCCGTGCTCAACTTTTTCAATGGCGTCACTGTCAACTATGTGGACCAGCTCACGAGCTCACAAATCTTTATCAACAACAGAGACATCACGGGCCGGTTCGGCACAGGGCCCTTCTACCAGCTGAAACAGCCCATGGACCATGAGATGTCCGTACCAAGCAACGGCATCTATACATACTGTTTTGGCAACACACCAACAACCTACAACCAAGGCGGCTACCTCGACTTTGAAAAGATTGATAATCAGTCGAGCAAAATCAATCTGGCTTTCAACTCGGCCATCATACCAACCATAGCGAATAGCTACAATTTTTTCATGTATTTTTATGGGTACCAGGTGCTCCAGATTGCGAACGGCCGTGTATCCGTCGTCTATAAATGATTCTCTGCTTAGAGTAGATGTCGGTCCAGCTGGCCGCCAAAGGAGAGCCTGACGTTTACATAACAGGTAAACCGAGTGTGACGTATTTCTCTTCGGTCTATTTCCGTCACAGTCCGTTTATGAAGCAGACTTATGAGGTGCCGTTCGATAACCAGCCGGTCCGGACAGGGTTCACCTCGTACTGCACCCTCCCTGTAAACGGCGATATTATATCTAACATTACGCTCAAGACTATTTTGCCAACACCAACTCCCGTGACGTACTACGACGGCATCGGGACGCGTCTCATCAGCGAGGCCAGACTGACTATCGGTGCCCAGGTTATTAGCACACTGACAGGAGCATATATCGACCTACAGAATGATGTGAATGTTCCGTACGAAAACAGAGCAGCGCTGACTGGACTGGTTGGGGTATCAGACACAACAATTTCTCAAAAATACTTATTGACCGAACTCGATTTTGGTATTGCTAACCTGCCCATATGCTGCCTGGACCGCCATGACGTTATCATTGAGATTGATTTCAATCCGATTTTGGCGAGTACACAGACAAACCCTAACACCATCACGGCAACATTCTTGGTCGAGTATGCCACAATAGGTGATTCTGAGCGCAACTGGTTCACCAGCTCCAGACAGCTGTACGTGTACGAATCGATGCAGTACCTGCCAGTGACCATCGTCCAAGGTGACAATATCCTCAGCCTGAACGGAGTAGTGACCGGTTCGACGAAAGAGCTGTACCTGACAGCACAGACTCCTGCCAACTCGACAACTTATACTTACTCTACGGCACTATCAGGCATTACTCTTACGTTCAACAGTCAGGACCTGATATCGTACGACCCGGTGTACTGGTCACTGATTGAGCCGTTCGAGACCAAGATTGTGATGCCGACCCGTAACTTCTACATGTACACGTTCAACGGGCCGGTGAACATGTCGCGCATAGCAGACATCAAGCTTCGTGTGACTGCAACGACCGGTCCGCTGAATATCGTGCTGTACGCAAAGACTCTGAACGTATTTGTCGCTGAAAATGGGCTCGGAAGTTTTGTATTCGTATAGTAGAGATGACGACTGTCAGACAGTTGGTCAATAACCTGGGCACGTCCGAGAAGCTCATCGCCGGGAACCCGACCATGACTTACATGCGTGACGTGTACAGAGGGAACGCGCAGTGCACCAACCAGGTTATCACCATGCAATTTCCTAAAAATATTTATTACGGTTCAGATGTGACAATAGACCTCTACCAAGAGGGTGACATCATCGATGCTGTCTGGCTCAGGCTCGTCTTCCCTCCAGGTCTCACCGCGACTGTCTGTGACAGCTTCGGGACCTACGTACTCAACTGGGTGCAGCTCGAGTGCGGGAACCAGACCATAGAGCGTATCCACGGCGAATACATCGAGATGTTCAACGACCTTAATGTGCATCAAGGCAAGCAGGCAGCTCTGACTCAGCTCGTCGGGAAGAACACAACGACCCCCCTCACAACCTACACTGTCAAGCTGCCTTTCAGCGCGTTCAAGTATGGGTTCCCTGTTTGTGCCCTCAAAGAGAATGCGCGCATCCGCTTCAATATCCGCAATTTTTCAGAGTGTGGCACGGGTGTCACGGCCAACCCGCTGTTCAATGCGACCCTGCTCGTCGACTACATATTTCTTCAAGAAAAAGAAAGAGATTTTTTTGTAAAAAACCCCTTGACTTATCTGCTTGGTCAGAACCAGCTGTTCCAGACACAGTTTACACCAAAACTGTCAAACTATGTAGCTCGGCCGTTTACCCTGCCACAGGTGGCTCTCGGCACTGCCACGTCATTCACATTCAACACAAACCCCTACACAATAAGTTTTATAAATTTAAGTTTTACAATTGTTTTTGTGACGGCTGCAGCGCCTACAGGTGCTCCGACCATACTTCTCAACACAGTGAGTCAGTCGGTCACCTCGGCGACAGTCGGAACCGTGACGACCGTACAGGTGACTGTGGCGGTCGCTAACATTAATATAGGCTCACTGAACACACTGGCGTACACCTGGTCCGGCTCTGGCACGTCAGTCACTTCTGCTACAGTCACCTCGACGACCGGAAGTTACACCGGTGGAGGGTCTCTGGCCTATAATACATTTTTTACAAAGTTTCGGAACCCGTGCAAGGAGCTCTTTTTTGTGCTCCAGCGCACAAATGCACAGCCGTACGACTACACGCTCACGAGCGCTAACGATATCCTGTCATCGCTGCGCATCAAGCTGAACGAGAAGGAATATCTCAAGGCGGAGACTGGTACACCCATGTTCCATCGTATCATCAAGGGTCTGGACAGGCACACGCGCATCCCTGACAGACGTTTCTATATGTACTCATTCTCGATAGACCCAGAGAATAACCAGCCTTCAGGCTCTCTTAACTTTGGCATGGTCCAGCGCCAGCAGTTTGACTTTTCGGTCAACTACACCACCAGCCCGCTCAATCTCAGGATGTATATGCGAACGTACAACTTGATGCAGATTCAGGACGGCAAGTTGGCGATGCTGTATTTTGGGCCGACAGATATTACTCTGTAATCGTAGAATGGAGTCTATCCAGGATATCTTCCTGCCAGTGATGGAATCTTCTGTTGTTCTGGCGAGTCACTACGCCAAAGAGTCAGGCCGGAACACCGTCACGGCGACCGACATGATGTACGGTCTGATGTATGCAGCGCGCAACGTGGTCGGCAAGCAGCTCGGCTCGCTCTTCCCAGAGATTTATGACGAGAGTGAATCTGACGAGGAGGACCTGGAAACGGTGGATGACGACGAGGAGCCGTTCACGCGCTACCAGGGCAACGATACAGAGAGCATCGGCTACAAGATGAATCAGTGCGCCGACACGTGGGACGAATGGGTCCCAGAAAGCCCAGCCGAACAGGCGCTCAAAAGTGCGGTCGAAAACCAGCGCCACCTACTAGGGTGAATGTCTAACGTGGTTCCGTATTATACAAAAACTTTTACAAAATTTATTGTGTACGGTGACTCGGATGACGACATGGATTCGCTCCCACCAACAGTCCGGTATGCACCCATCCCAGCAGGCGACTCGGACTCGGACTTTGACCCAGAGTGAGCCGCTCTGCCTTCAGGGAGTCTTCAGGAAAAAAAAATTTACAAATATAAATGGCATCCACCCTTGCATCCATTGCTCTCCAGCTCGAGGCTCAGTCCCTGAACAGCATCGTTGCTGGTTTCTCCTTCGCCAGCGCCATCGCCTGGATGGACTTTGTGCGCTTCGTAATCTCCCGCATCGTCCAGGTGTCTAAGGACGGCGCCAGCTACTACGCTCTGGCCGCCCTGTTCACCACCCTGATTGCCATCATCGTCTACATGATTGTGAAGACCGTGGCCTTCAACGTGTCCATCCGCGAGCCCCAGAGCCCGATGTACGCCGTGACCCGCTAAAGTGGACCCGAAGGGTCCGAATCCCTTGACAATTGACCTTTCAGGTCAGAGTGGACCCGAAGTCCCTTTCAGGCCAGAGGCGGGGCAGCAGGCCGCATCATCATATGCGGTAAGGGTTGTGGCACAGCAGCGGCGGCAGCAGCTTCGGCAGCTTTGCGGTACCAGTGGAATCCCCACAGGGCCAGCGCAGCGATAAGTATATAAATAAACCAGCGACCCATCGCGGGTTTCTTCTTGGGCTCAGGCTTGGGAGGGAGCGCCGTCATGGCGTCGATGATTCTCTTGATTTCGACCTCTGGCACAGCCGGCGGAGGTGGAAGCTCAGGACGCCCGTTATCTATATGGAAACGCAGCACTAATGCGTTGTTATCAAAGCCCTCAAAGTTCAGCTGTTGGCCATTCTTGTCGTACCACGTCACGGTCAGTCTGTCCAGGCTGTTGATTGGCTCTGGGTAAAACACGCTGACGCGGTAGTCGTGACATTCTTTAAAATTCTTTATGCAGCCCGAGCTCACATCCATCTGAATCATCGCAAATGTTCGGCGCGCGTTCGAGCCGCTGAATGTCCCTGTTTTTGAATTCATCGATTTGGTGTCGAGCATTGTTGGTGTGCGTAGCTCCTGTATGTCCAGAAACACAAACTCGTTGACTGTAAGGTCGACTCCGTCGGGAGATTTGAGGATGTAGTAGCTGGCGTACTGCGGATTGTTCTGGTAGACGGGGTCGCTGCTTGCCGGTTGAGCTGTATAAGTTTTACCCTGGACAAACCCTGTCATTTTGGCGAGTTCAGAATTATTGAACCGAACCGTGAATGTGTTGACAGAAAACACAAGAAACTTTCCTTCGTTTGTTAGAAATTGGTAGGCGACCAGGGCATTGGATGAGTTGGTCAGTTCTGTCTGGAGGCCATAGCCAGAGTAGAAGCCTGGGTCCAGGAAGACGTTGCTCACGGCCGATATGCCTGTGTAGGTGAGCACGTTCGAGCCACTGGACAGGTTATAGAGGGTATTGGGCACTTTGGCAGCAACGAGGTCAACACGGCTTACGTTTTTGACCACGTCGGTGAGGTGCAGCGTGTAGCTGCTGCCGTCTGGGTAGATGGTCGTGTCACGATTCGTCGAATCGACATACACGAGTCTCTCCATTACTTTTATTTATGGTTTTAAAAATTACGGGGCTTTGCCCCACAGGGTCTACGCCTGAGCCTCAGTCCAGAAAAGGTTGATAGAGTACGAGGCTAGCGGAGGGAAGCTGCCAGGGACAGTAAGTTGCACGAGCAGAGTGTCCGGGCCGTCCGGGAAAAACTGGTTACCGCCAATGACACCGTTGCACACCTCCTTGAGGTTAGACAGGTCGATGGAGTTCTGACCGTTGTTGCTGATAGTAGAAAAGATGCGCTCACCTGAACCTGCCGTGTATGAACCGCTGAAACTTGTTCCAATTTGCGCAAAACTGGGCTGAGACCCCTGTCCTGTTGAGTTTACAGCAGTCCATGTACCTACAGTAAGTCCGGACGGGTTCAGAATACCCGAAACGACCATACTGCCTGTCGAGCCGTTTATTGCTGTACTTGGTGAGTTAAAAATACACACGGCCGTCGTCGGAACAGTTGGGAATGTTTGGCTTGGATATTGAATAGTAACAGATGTGTTAGCAACTATAGCCGTCACAACAGGTGTACCGGTATAAGATACACCGCTTATGGTTACGGTTGAACCTACGTAGATGCCTGAAGTTGACGCGAAAGATATTGTTGCCGATGTAGTCGCAGAGCCGGTTGTAGTATATTGTACAGATGGCGAATATGTTACATAAGTTGCGCAACCGCCAAACAGGTCAAGGCGCTGCAGGAGCAACTGCGCACGATTCATAAGTTCGCGTACACCGATGTCACCCACCACTCCGTTTGACACAGAGGGGGAGAGCCGAAGCATAAACAGGTTAGTTGTGGTACCCGGGGCAATAGTCGCTATGTTATTAACCTGATAGTTGAAGAAATAGCCACGGTCCTGGTCGAAGCTGCCATCCATAAGGAATGCTGACCCCCAGTGCGTCAGACTAGGACTGCACGTGCAACTGACGAGGTTGACAGACACACCAGAAGTGTGGGTCGCGGCAGGCGAACCAGAGAATACGTAGGGCGTATCCGCGATGTTGTACGACAGATTTACTGCACGAGTCACACCCGTCAGCCCTGTAGCTGTCTTGCCGGTGTACGAAAAGAGCTCCTGGTCGATGAGCACCGTACCGGCTGTCGGCCAGTAAGTGGTTGCATCGTTGAGTGCTAAAGTCGTGGGTGTATCACCCGAGTTTACAGTGGTCGCGAGAGTCGTTGCAGCTACGACCGTCTCATTGACAATTTCGTAGCGTACCGGCAAGTTACCCGTGCGCATGTAAGCCTCGTCGTTAACGTTGTTTTGGCGGTAGCGGTGAGCATAGACCCAGTTGCCGTCGCTGCCACGCATCATGAAATCGACGAAACCAGCGCCGTACCATGTGTACTGCAGGCCAATCATCTGCATCTTTGAGAGGTCGGCGTTAAATCCGCTCGGCCCACGGCCATCGAGACTGTCACGGTTGAACTGGTTCTGGGGTGTGCGCTGTTCGCGGACCTTGCACATGGTCACCCCGAGTGTAAGGTTGACCGAGCCTCTGTATGGTGGATTCACTGTCATGTTTGTATTATCAGTAATACCGGTCACCTGGTATGTCATTCCGCGTATTGTCACGCGGTCGTTCACTTTGAGCTGTTCCTTAAAGCGAGTTCCGGTACCAGCCACCGCCTGCGAGTTCTGATTAATAGTGACCGAGCCGGCCAGCTGGAAAGTACAGGACCGCTTCACAGCCCACAGGGTCTGGCCGTCGTACTCCCAGAACAGGCCGTTCTGGTCATCGAAGCAGCCGGCGCGCACACAGGCACCGTGCCAGCTTGTCATTATGAAGCGCGGCTGGTCGCCGAGTATGGCAGTCGTGTCTGTAATTGTGTTTGTAGTATTCAGAGTCAGGACCGTGTCACCAGTGACTGATGCCACTGTGTAGTTGCCGTTGTAGCCGGTCGATGTAACACCGCGAATCTGGACAATCGCACCCGTCTGTGGCGCGCCGTGCGGGATAGATGTATTGACCGTAATCACACCCGGGGTCCCTGCAGCGTATGTCAGGCTGACAATGTCGTTGTTCGGACAGAACAGCGTGCCAGAGGACCACAGCAGACCCTTGCCCGACTGGTACCGGAAAACCTTCTTGGACTGGCGGACGATAGACGCGCCATAAGTTGGAATATTTGGGCTCATGATGACACCACCGTCAAAGGGGCGGTGGATGGTATATGCATATGGCTGAATGTACATGGAACCACCTGTCAACGCGGTGTTGCCGCCCGAGCCGCCAGTTACAGGGAATGTAAAACTGGTTGCGCTGGCTACATTAATCAAAAAATTACCATTACCACCATTCCCTGACCACCCAGTTGATGTGATTGAGGTACCCGGGACCAACCCGTGATTATTTGGGGTCACTACTGTTGTGAGGGTGGTCGTTGTTGATGTGACAGAAGTAATCTGAATTTTACAATTACCACTGTTATAAATACCTCCACGTCGGATGAGACTGTACGATGTAAGCAAAGGCGATGCTACAGTGCCCTTGGCGATGTATGTGAATGACACACCGGCGTTTACAGATGCCACTAGGAAAAACCCTTCGGCACGATTTGCCGTCTTATCAGAGTTATCCAGACCGGACACGTTGATGACTGACCCGTTTGCTGGCGTGTTAACAGTCGTGACTGTCACGGTGGTTCCAGAAGCCGTAATAGCCGTTATGGCTGCTATATCTGTACCTGGAATCTCGAAAAATGAAGGAAACTTGCGGACATCGTTATACGACTGCCACTTGGTCGCCTGCAGGCCATACTCGAAATCGGCATCGATGATGGACTGACCCAGAGACACACGCTGACGTTCAATAGCGTCCGTCCCAAAGTCGTACGGACGGGTCACAGTGGCAGACTGGTACTTACTGCCTATGGTCCCGTCAATATTCATTAATTACTGTTAAGAAATTTAATATCAGAAGGCGGAGCCTTCTTTTCCGTGGAAACAGGGCCTTCGACCCTGAAAGATTAGTTGTCACTCTTCACCTCGAGTGTAAATGACCAGTCCAGGCCGTTGTTATTCAGGGGCTGGCCATACCGGTCGAGGACCGTGATATTCAGTCTGTCGACCCGGGCTGCCGAGTCAGTCACGCATATCACCTGCTCGTTCTGTGTGTTTTCGGCCCAGTGCAGGATGCTGCCGCTGGCCACATTGACTGGCAGCTTGTAGGTAATCTGGGCTGGCTCCAGGGACGAGGTGCCCAGATTCTCAATCCAGATGCTGATATAGTGGTCGAAGTTCAGGATGTACGAGTAGGTGGACACGAAGGATGTGCCGACTGAGGTGGTCGGAGTAGTTTGTGGCACAAAGCCCAGCAGGGTCGCCAGCGTCGGGTACGTCAGCCCTGTCGGGAAGGTGATAGTGACGCTACCGCTGCTCGAGAGGAATTGCGTCTGGTTGGTTGCGCTGATAAAGCTCCATGTGCCCAGAGCGCTCATGGCACCGGCTGATGAGGTGGCTGCGTTCAGAGCCGCCAGGTATGTCGTCGAACTGTAGTTGCCAGGGGTCATCGTGTAGACCACGCCATTCATAGTGATGGTGTTGTACGGTGCGCGTACGTTATAGAACCCGATGGGAATCTGTGCATTCTTCAGGGCGGTCATCTGGAAAGTCCGGTGGCGGTTGCCCAGCAGCACCTGGCACTGAAAGGGGTTGCCGTTTGTTTTCGTCACAAAATTCTGGGCAGAGCCACCCTGACCGCCGCCAGTCGTCTGCAGAGACCCTGTATCCACGTGGAGCTTATAAGTCTTCAGCATTATTAATTACCAAAGAATATTATGCTGGCGAATCGTCAGCAGGTGAGCCGCCACCTCTGTTAATATTGACACGGACGCGCGCTAGATTCATGAGCCTGTCGGCCACTGTCCGTAGCGATTCATTCATGGTGGTGTGTGACGGCGATGTCGGCATGGACACATCGCCCGGCTTTTTAATAACCAAAAATTCTTCTAGTCTTTTCTCGATGGGGTTGGACGACTCGAGTATCTGATTGTACTCCGAGAAGCAGTCCTGCACAAAGGCTGGACCCTCTGTCGTACGCACCTCTCTGGCGAGTGCCAGCTCCCTCGATATCTTCAGAGAGACGCGCTTGAACCCGACCGATGCGCGCGTCGCCTTGGTCATCTTTTCATTCAGCTTGAGGTACAGCTGGATGGAGCCCAACACGCCCGTGCCGGCTGACAGCACGGCGTTGAGCACACTGACATACTTCTGCTCTATGAAAGAGTTGAGCCCGACGGCTGTTAGTGAGTTTATAGATGATATAATCAGAATAGGGATGTTAAACTTGCCTGACAGGCGGTCGTAGTAGTGGTGCTCCTTTATCGTGTACTTGTACATAATCTCGCATTGGCGCTGGAGGTTTTCGAGGAAGACCTCCTCTTCTGTGTGCCACCTTTCTCCAGTCATCTACTATCACTCAATAAACTTTATGGGACCGCGCACTATGACCGGGATGCTGTAGGTTGGGTCGACCAGGACGTACCCTGACGCAGCGTAGTACTCATAGGTCACCTCCTGACAGTCCAAATTAAAAACATAAAAATTGTTACTGAACGCATTAAGTATCACGGGACTCATCACCTCTGTATTGGAGAATGGACATATCTTCATGAGCTTCCGTGTTTTGTAAAAATAAAAATAAGAAATTCTTTGTGGGAGGACAAACCCTGGTGGTATCTTGAGCTTGCGAGGCGGCTGGCCGAACGCGCGGCGCGTATCCAGGTCCTCGAGGTAGTACAGTATTCGCTCCTCCATACCTACTATATATGTTTATCATATTCTTCAAGTGTAATTAGGATGGTCTGATAGTTGGGAGGAAGTCTGGGGTTGTTTTCTGTCAGTACGTGAACGAGCGGGACGTCTGGTCGCCCGGCTATGTCCTGACCATTCTTGACGACATTTGCGACACGCTCTTCATCACTCGTGCTGTACAGCTCGGACAACTCGTCATGTGCAAAGTTTTTCAATTTATTAATAATCATTTTTGGGTCGCCAAAGTAGCTGAGATGCCAGCCGGCGTTAGGCACAATTGTACCGGGCGGTCCGTTGCGTAGCCTGGTCGGTATGCCCTGCATGATGTACGAAAACCGGGCCGCTTTGGGGTGTGTCCAGTTTATGTCGAGTTTCGTTTCGATGTTGTAGTAGTAGATGTCCATATTCAGACTGACATACGGGTTCTGACCCAGGTGCGTCTCTATATTTTTGATAACTTCAGGGTCGAAAATCTCATCGACGTCAGAGATGAGGATGACGTCATCGAGTCTGAGCATAGACACAAGTCCCAATAGTCCTTTCCCGATGTAATCTCTCTGGTGGGCTTCGTTCAGCCATGGGGTTGATGGGTTTTGTACAAGGTTTTCGTCAATAAGATGAATAATTTTGTCAGAATATTTTTCAAACAAATGTTTATTTTCCTGGTAGTACAGCTTCTTAGGGTTACCACGGTGCGTCAGGGGCGACTCGACCAGGACAAACTTGTCGACGACTGGTGACAGCGTCTCGAGCCTGTACTTGAGCATCGCGAGCTCATTGTAGAATGGGAAACAGTCTACAATCATATTTTTAAAACTTTTCTTTATTTTTTAATTGAAGCGCAGGCGCTTGAAACATCCGGCCGCCAGGAAGCCAGCATGAGGGACAGGTGGCTATTATAATATTGTCAGAAAATAAATGAATAAACTGATTCTGGCTGCCCTCTTGGTCATTCTGGTCCTTGTGCTGTTGAGACGCCAGCGCCGCGGGTGCCGTCGCTGTCTCGGTCGTTCCCCGTGCGCTCTGTGCACGTGCACAAATATGAATTAGAGTAGTAGAGATGGACCGTGTAAAAGAGTTCTGGGATGCTCGGCCGTGTAACATCAGACACAGTCTGCTCGAAGTCGGCACAAAGGAGTATTTTGATGAGGTTGAGAAACGCAAGTACTTTGTCGAGCCTCATATCCCACCATTTGCCGAGTTTGGCACGTGGTCCGGAAAGAATATTTTAGAAATAGGTACAGGTATCGGCACGGACACTATTAACTTTTTCAGAGGAGGTGCCAACCTGACATCCATCGACCTATCAGAGGAGTCTGTCAGGCTAGCAAAGACGAGAGCCAGTGTGTACGGGTTCGACCCAGACAGTATTCAGGTTATGAATGCCGAAGAGTTTTCTTTTGATAAAAAGTTTGACATGATATATTCTTGGGGTGTCATCCACCATACCCCCAACCCACGTAAAGTCATCGAACGAGCAGCGGCTCACCAGCTGCCAGGCACCGAGCTTAGAATTATGCTCTATTCAAAAATTTCTTATAAATTGTTTTGGGCTCTGCACACACATGGATGGGACATGGGCGTGATGGATGACGTCATACGGACATATGCCGAGGCGCAGACAGGCTGCCCCGTGGCTTACACCTACACCTTTGACCAAATCAAGGAACTCCTTTCGCCATGGTACACCGTAGTCGACATACACAAGGACCATATATTCAAGTGGGACGTACAAAAATATATAGAACATAAATACGAAGTTGATGACGCATGGAAGAATGTAAGCGAAGATAATTTCAAGGCGCTCGAAAAGGAGTTGGGGTGGCATACACTCGTTAAAGCTATAAGAGTATAGTAGAATACAGAATGCTATTCTTTTATCCAGGTGGTGGCCTAGGGAACTTGTTATTTGAACATCACGCCGCCTATGCAATCGCCCGTGATACCAATCGTCAACTCTGTACGTGGGCCGAATACGAAACGGCCGAACACCGCCCGTGTATCGGCACATATTCAAAGTTGTTCAGTCATGTAAAGTTTGTGAGGCGACTTCCACCACCAGATTTTGTAGAACCCCTCAACGACCTGAGGTTCACAAAAGTCCCTGATAACGTGGACTGTATTTGTGGGTATTTTCAGTCTTGGAAATATTTTAAGAAATATCAGATTGAGCTCAGGGACTTGCTTCGGTCGAACGAAAGTGACAAGTGGCGCTCTCAGGTTGAGCGGTACACTGCTATAAAGGGTGATGCGCCGCGCACAGTCTGTCTCCACGTACGGCTAGGCGACGCTATCGGCAACGATATTCACCATCTCACACCTGAAGAGTACTACCAGAACGCCATGAAGATATTTCCGGGCCAGAGGTTTCTGGTGTTCAGTGATTCGCCCGACATTGCAAAACGTATGAAATTTTCTGGAGATGTTGTATTTATTGACGAGCCGGATGTCGTCTCGACCTTCTTTCTGATGTCTCTGTGTGATGATTTTATTATACCGAATTCCACATTTTCACTCATGGCTTTCCATATGCGCGAGAATATGAATGATGCCCGTATACACTACACGACCAAGTGGCACAAGAACACTTACATTACTGACATGGACGATATGATAGGCATGCCGAATGCAGCTCCCGCGGAAGAGTCTCGTGCGGATAATTAATTTTAACATCTTTTCCGGCGGATTTCATGATGAGCGCCGTCTTCACCTTGTGGGACTCTTCTGTAACAGGTACGTCACAGTCATCTTTGTAGCACATATTATCAAAAACAGGCTCTTCGAAGAGAGACTGCTCGACGGCGTGTCTTTCGTTCGACTCGTGCGCCGCCACTGGCAGATAGTCGTACGTGCCGATTTGGCGCAGGTACGTACAGAGTGCCCTGTTATCACGAGGGAAACAAGGGCCCCCGTACCCCCATCCATACGCGAAACATTTATTCCCTATCCTCGCATCGCTGCCGACAAATTTTAAAACATTTGTCGACGGTTTACCGGCTCTGCGCAGGGCATCCCCAATCATATTTGCAAAAGAAATTTTTGTTGTTATAAAACTGTTCAGGGCCAGCTTGGCGACTTCTGCCTCTAGGTGGGACATGTAGTGCAGGGTCGCTCCGTCGTACAGGCTTTCGAAAAAATCACTAAACGCGCCGTCGACTCCACCCACCAGTACATCTGTTGTGCTCCGTAGATTCGCCATGATATTTCCAATCTGTACAAACAGAGGGTTGTACGTCACCCCTGGGTACCGGTCGCAAAACCCTGGCTGGACCGTGCTCGTGATTATAACATTTTTTGTATATATTTTGAGCAACGATTCCAAGATGGAATGGTCGTACCCGGCATAGCACGTCGGTGTATTGACCAAAATAATAGTCAGGTCTGCATCTACTGGCGAAGTACCGTATGTCATAGGGTGTCTCGAGATGACATCGACCACATCAGGCTCGGATGTCATAAAATCACCTTTGTTGTAGTTTTCAACAAGCGTTTCGTTGTTGTCCACGCAGTGCACTGTGTGCCCCTTTGATGAAATATACGCAGCATAGGCCAGTCCCAACTTTCCGGCGCCTATAAAATTGATGCGCATTTATATTTATAAAATAGTATAACCTTTAAATAATGTATCAATTCTTTGATGTGCTGCACAACGACGACTCGTCTTACATTATTATTCAGAGTCAGGATGGGGAGCCGCACGAAATAACACTCGACACGGGGGAGCCGTTCGCTCGTCACGAATGTTCCTATGGTCGGTCGCGGGTGTACGAGTGTAAAAACCAGCCCTACAGCAGTACGGTCCGTCTCAACATAGACGGCACCCCTGTAGAGATGGCCGTGTCCAAGTATCCTTCGTACAAAGACGAAATCATCATGGCGACCTGTGTCAAGTGCGAGGATGATTACGTGGTCCAGTGGATAGAGTTTCATAAAAAGATTGGAATTTCAAGATTTATTTTTTATGATAATTTTAGAAACACGACACTTACTCCAAACTATAGAGAGGGTGCTTCAAAGACGTCCGACCTGAAACGGGTCCTCCGGGAGTATATCGAGGACGGGACTGCTCTCGTCATCGACTGGCCGTATGAAGGTGGGAAAAACCAGGTGTTCCAACCGGGTCAACAGGCCCACTCCATAAACGCCTTCAAGACTGCGAGATACATAGGCCTGTTAGACGTTGACGAATATGTGACCATGGCCTATCACGATAATGTTCGACAGATTTTCAAGGGGGACCACTCGTACAGTCTACGGTCTCGCTGTTTTTATAATATTCATAAAAAGCCGACGGACGGCTATGAGTTTTTGAAAATATATACGTGCACCGACCCTTCAGTCAAATCCTGTCCGATATTACGCGGTGACAAGGTGTTTATATATCCCAGGACGGCATATACGACCGCCATTCACTGTGTATCCACCCCAGGGCACCACGTCGAGTTTGTCAATCCTAAATTATGCGTCTTTAATCACTATGTATTCTTGAATAAGCTGACCGAACCACGGTATCTTGGTGGTGCGCTGACAACAAATGACGAAATTCTAAGGTTTTTATAATGCTCGTGTCGGGTTATTTCAAGCTTCTTCACAATAAAACACGAAGCCTTGGACAGTATGCAGTCTGGATTCCGCAGTTTTTGCAGAATACCCCTTCGCATATAACTTTTTTTACGACACCTGATTTACTGGATGAATTCAAGGCGATGCGGCCGGCCGAGTACCCGACCACCTGGGTCACTTACGACAGCGTGTACGAGATTGAAAGCATAAAGAAATATGGGTTTGAATTTTGGGTCGAGCAGAACAAGAGAGACCCGGAGACCTATCACTGCCCGGAGCTCGTCGCAATATGGTCAAATGTTCCTGAATTTTGTTTACGAGCGGCTGAGATTCACGGTCTGGACGAGCCGTACATCTGGATATCGGCAGGGTGTGTACGAGACCCTGTTCTGTATCCGTACCTCAAAACTCTTGGAACAAACTTTTCCATGGTACCAAAGGATAAACTTCTGTTGCAGTCGATACACACACTCCCAAAAAATTTTAAATATTTTGTTTATGACGATGTCTATATTGCCGCGGGTCTGTCAGCCGGGTACCCATCCTCATGGAAAAAGTGTCTAAAAAATTATTATGATATGATTGACGAATATGTGCAAGCGGATGTCCCTGTAACCATGGACCAGTACATATGGGCATCGTGTGCCCAAAAATATCCAGAAAATTTTGAGATTGTCAAGACGACCGACACGTCATGTGAGGCATTTACGTGGTTTTATTTTATAAAATATTTAGCATGAAGGCGTTTACGAGCGGCTCGTGTCGCCTCTTACAGAAACTCGAGGATGGCAAGGGGAAGTTTCAGCTCGTGCACTCGCTCAACCGGGAAGAACCGGGTCATGACGGAATAAACTTTTTGGGTAAACTCCACAATACCCAACAGCACCTGGCATTTCTAAAATTAATAAAAAAAAATATGTATATTCCGCATGACATCCGTCGGTTGTTCCTTCACTCATATTTCATAAATATGCCAGATGTCGAAGATAGACTTTCGAACATACGGGCCGAGTTTGATTCATGTGATGTATATATTTTTGAAATATGTTCCCTAAAACTTTACTGTCGGGACGACTGGACAATCCTACAGGAACAGTGGCTCGAGAATGAAAATTATTATATACGTCAGCAGACCGAGGATGATTTCGAAGAGGACCTGAATTATATAAGACATCTTATCCCCATCAACAAACCGATAGTGTTCCAGTGTCACTTTAGGAACCACTGTATTGAAAATAGAGAAAAAATTTAT